CATAATTTGGCCATCCTTGTCCTACCAAACTTTGTTGTGGTAGAGACGCATCCATTACATTATATTCACCAGCGTTTGAATTTTGAACTAATGGTAGTGATAATGTAATCGTAGTTCCATATCCACCGTCAGGTCCATATTCATTTAAAACATAAAGTCCGTGATATTGTGGTGGAACTAAATTTGTTGGTGGATTCGATATTAGTCCGTCAGGAGAATCAATTACTGAAAAATTACTCTGAACATATTCAAAATTTTGTTGAGCAACTGGTGGTGTATATGACCCAGCAATTGTATATGGTTGTAAGTTTCTAACAACTAAACCATTCCTGAAAGTTTCAGTATTAAAAAACGATAATGGACTATCAATCGGCATACATTAATAAATACTTAATCTATAATTTTATATAAATTAACCTTCAGATTTAGTTAAAAACTTTTCTAAAGTCGGTACAAAATCCGCCAAAAATCCTTGTGATAACATATAATCCTTAAACCATCCTTCAACACCACTAAATTTATGTTCTATTTCTACTTTACCTTCAGCCATTACTTTTCCATTACTTGAGCTATTAAAATTTTCAGAATTTGTGGGGATATCAGGAGCTGCCAATAATTTATCATCTTTATCTGTAAAGTAACTTCCTTTTGGTCCTGAAATTAATAAACCACCTTGTGAATCTAATAATCCATCTCGTAAAGGAATTGCATTTAAAATATCCTCTCCAAATGATATCATTGATAATATATTTTCTTTTGATAGTTGTAGATTTGGATTAATTTCAGGGTTTTCTTGTAGAATTTGTTTTTGTTCCCTATTGTATATATCTCCAAAATTTGACATAGATTTTGATTTATTTTCTAAACCAATTTTAACTAATTCTCCAAATTCTGCTGACGCTTCATTTAATGTTTTTTCCTTTTTTTTAACTGATGTTATTAAATCATCTAAGGCAGTTCCCAACATATCAAAATCTTTTTTGAGTCCCTTTGTCCCTTCTTTGCCAAATATTGACTCATCAAGAGCCAAAGTCCCAGGTAAAACTGTTCCTTCCATAAATTTAACTTTGTCTTGTCCAATTTTAGAAGTGGCTGCCGCTAATGAGGGTCTACCAGCCATAGCATTTAAAATATTTGCAATATTTGTCAAACTTCTATTCGCCTGCCATAAAAGTTGTTCTGAACTTTGTTGAGCACCCTTTTGAGCCTTTTCCACCATCTCCATGTCTGCGGGTTGTAATGAATCTACTGCCTTTGTGACGTTCTCTCCCAATTTTTCATCATAAACTTCAATTTCATATTTTCCAGTTTTTTGATTAAATTGAGCCATATTTGCAATTAATTTTCTTGTATCTTCACTTGCAAATTCTGAAGCGTCAGGAAATTTTATTTGACTCATTTTTCGGTCTAAATCTAATGCATTCATACCCATTTTAGCAAATTCTTCAGCTCCAATTCCAAGAGTTTTGGCAACTTCTCTAATCTGTCTTTGAGCCCCAGGCATCACCACAAAACGTTGTTGTTTTTCATCAAATTCAACAAATTGTTTAGATAACTCAATAAGATTTTTCTGCAAAGCTTCAGGGTCATTTTCACCCATATTCATTAAAGATATTGGGTCTAAAAGTCCTGTTATTTGAACACCCATTCTTTGTAATCCCGCGGCCATCTCAACTGCTTGGGTTGGGTCAAATAATTTTTCAGCAAGGTCTAAAGTAGTTTTAATATTTGCTTTAACCATTATTGCCTCAGTCGCCATTTTTGACATACCCTGAACACCATTTTCAAAATTATACATATTCAATTTTGCAGTGTTTGAGCTAATTTCTTTCATTACCTCACCAGCAACCAATCCAACACCTAATGAAGAATCAATAACTTTTTTAATCCCATCAACAGTTCCTTGTGCAGTAAACCCTAAATTTCTAAACGATTCATAATTTTTAGCCGCGGATGCCGCAGCATTTTCACCCATACCTTTAGTTAATTCCGCCATCACCAACAATTCTTTGGTTTGGTCAGCCTTTAACAAAAAATTAGATTTTTCAAATCCTGTTATTTTTTCAGTAAGATTTGCAACATCAGTAAGAGTAAATCCAAATTTTTCAGATTGGAATTTTGCCTCAATAATATTTTGTTTAGTTCTTTCACCGTAAATGTCTAATCCCCCCATCGTTCTGTTGAAATTAGAAGCAATTCCTTCTAGTTGACTTACATTATTAGCAAAACTACTAATCATTTTCCCGTTAAAAACGTTAAATTGTTCTCCTACGTTTTTTATCGCATTTTCAACATCTTGTAATGGGTTTTTTAAACTATATTGTTTTTCTGATTGTTCTTTTTTTTCTCCCTCTTGTAAAGTTAGCATATCAAATGGTTTAACATAAATATTTTAGTTAAAGTTTTTATTTAGGTGTATTTTCTTCTATTATTCTGTCCAATAATGTTTTTCTTAAACTAATTGGCATCATTAAAAAATCTTGATACGATACACTTAAAAATTTTGCTAAAAAATAAAATTCAAGGTCTCTACCTTGTCTATATTCAGAAGAAAGGTCGAAAAAACTCAACCCCAAAGAGAATATCTGCAACGACCTCTTTTCCTGACGGGGCTATAATTGTCTGGGTTAAATTTAATCTAGGCTCATTTTCAAAAACAAATGTTCTTATGTGTTTTGAGTCCATAATTGGCATATTATCAATGAATTTTGATATTTGTTCTCTATCTCTAACTCCATCAATTTCAACTATCATTTTTGATAACCTTATTGTTTGTCTTGGAGCAACTCTACCCATAGGATAAGCATCCACTAATCTATCAATTTCATTATTATCACCTAATGTCAATATTTTTAATTTTACGTGAGCACCACTTTTAGGTAATGTTGTTTCAAGTAAACCTTCTTCATTTGGTTCAACTAAAGTGTCTTTATTGTAAAGTTCTGTTAATAGTATTGATGTTGTGAACTCTTTACCTGTTTCAGGGTCAGTAGCTTTAACATTATATTCAGGACCAAATGACGTGTTTCTTAAAAAAATCATAATAGCCTCAACATCACCATTTAATAAATCTTCAGGTCTAATGTCCGGCTCGTAAATTTTACTCCGTAACAAATTAACCATTAGATTGTCTCTATTGTTTTGAGCCATTAAAATGTTTTCATCGGAAGCGGTTAGATAACCAACCTTTAAACTTTTCTTTTTATTTGTATAAAATTTACCCTTTGACGGTAGTAACACTACATCGTGTGGTAAATTAAAATTCATTTGCCCATATTGCATATTTTGGTCCATAGTAATGTTTTTTAGAAAAATAAATAGTTAAGGTAATAAATCAATCCTTATTTTCCGTTTTATTGTGTCTATTATCAAATTCTTCTTGTGTTTCAAATACTTTACCACAAGTCGGACATACAAATTCGGTATTACCTGAAAAAAAAAGTTCCATACACATAAGTATATGGAACATAATTTTATTAATAAATAGTAAATTTTAGTAAACTAAAATACAACGGTCAGGTCTTAAAGTTGCAGTAATACCTGCTAATCCGTCCTGTGAATAACTTAAAGTTTCAAAGTTAACACCTGTTAGGAATGTACCTTGTAATATCCATTTTTCAACTACAACACCTGTTGGGTCTAACAATTCCAAATCAATGTCCTTTTTATATCCTGCAGCGTAACCCATACGACCAGTTACTGATTCTGCGTGTAAACGAACCCATTCCATTAATGCTTGAGCCGCAGATGGTCCGATTGGGTCACGGAATTTAACATTAATTGTTTCCCAAGTAAATCTACCAGCAACATATGTTGATGTATTTAAGAATTGGATTTCTGTCGAATTTATTTTAATATTTGGTCGTGATGTTGATTCTACGAACCACTCATTAATTCCTAATGATGAAGGAAATCTTAAAATGAATCTGTTTTGTCTTTTGGGTTCGTAAGGAACCGGCATTTTCATCAGTAAATCAGCCATTGTCTTATTTTTTTAATTTTGTTTTATTGCTTATAAATAGTGTTGTTTATATTTTTTTCTATTTACTTTTATTTTTTTTAATTTAATCTTCTACTAGTCCAGTTCTAGTATTAATATTAATTAATTTTTCTTTTATTTCCTGATTGAGTTGAATAAATTTTAACACCTGGTTCATCACCAAATTCTTTATCAAACATTTCAATATTCTTTGGGTCATCATCAGATACACCTAATTGAAATTCTGGTATAAATGAATTAGAAATATCATTTTTAATCATTGCTTTTAAGCTAAGTTCTTGAGCCAATTCTTTACAATAATCTAAAAAATTTCTAAATGCAATTTTTTTTAGTTCTTCAGGATTTGCGGCAGAACCCTCTCCGAAAGTCACAGGGTGAAATTTACAAAGGTTAAGATACTCATTAATTAATTCAATATCCTCCATATTTTGAAGTTCAAATATCTCTCTATATTTTTGTAGATTAGATACACATTGTTTCATACTTAATCCGTGTTTACCTGAAAGAATTAGTTCATAACAAGCTTCTTTAATAGTTTCAGGATTATGTCCCCTTGCGGTAATTATTGAAAAGATTGAACCTCCGTTTATACATTCTACAAAATCATTCCAAGCCGGTCCCACAGGAGCAATTAAACAATCAATCAAAAACTTTTCGTCCCCATCTGTTTTAAAATCCCTAAACATATTTGGTGCAAATTCTACAATGTCGTGTCCATTGTATGAAAACTTATCTTTACCGATACGACTTCTATATTTGGCGAAATCTTTTGTTGACATGCCAATTTCTTCATCTTTGTCACTTAAAACATAAATTACAGTCGGCATATACATAAGATTATCATCCCAATCAAATGCATAATATTTTAAAGAAGGAATCCCCTCCTCCGATACTGCTTCAAGTAATCGGAGGATAAGGGAATCCATTTTTGTTTTGTTTAAACTCATATTAGATATTATCAAATGACGCTCCTGTTGGAGTTATTAAGAACTCAATATCTATGAACTCTAAAGATTTAGTTGGTTTAACATAGATTTTACCTACTAATTGGTTTCTGTCTAAATCTTCAGCTGAAGATGAAACAGTTACACGGAAATCATATAAACCTCTATCTCTTCTGATTGAATCCAAAATAGGATTAACTGCGTCCAAGAAATCTTGTCTCACTTTAGCATCGTTTTGTTCAAACAACAATCTAACTGCGACTGCTGAAATTAACTTACGAGCTTGTAATAATAATCTTCTAACATTTAATCTGTCAAGAGCGGACTCTCTAATTTGTAAAGTTTTATTACCCCAAATTACAGTTCCTACATCAGAGAAAGTTGCGATTGGGTTAATTCTTCCTTTATAAAGAGTGTCTCTATCTTCTTGTGTTAACTTCTTACGTGCTTTAACTGCATTTACAATACCACGTGTGTAACCCGCAGATGCGAACCAAGGGAATGCAATATTATCAGTTAATGCTAAGTTTCTACAAACTTCCGCAGTTGGTGGGATGTAGATTTGAGTGTTATTAACTGTATCACGAGTTAATACCCAAGGATAGTAAGTTGCGGTATAGTTAGAATCAATTCCTG